ATATAATGCTCTTCAAATAGATTCTTCAGACCTGCAATGAAGTCTTCTGAAATCTCATTTTTGATACCGCGATCAACAGCAACTTGATTTTCTTCAAGCCACTTGGTGACTGCGTAGTTAAGGGTTCCGTTAACTTCTTCAGCGAGTTCCTTTTTAGAAACTTCAACTGCTTCAGCGAGTTGTGTGGCGAATGCTTCTTCAAGTTTCGTCCACTCTTCGTTGAGTTTAGAGGTAACAGCAGCCTCAAAAATTGTCTTTGCCTTAGCAGCAAAGTCTTCGGTCAGTTCGGTGCCTTCGGTTAGAGCGGCAACGTCTGCACTCATGTCTACCGACTCAAACTTAGGTTTGATGGGGTAGGTTACACTACCACCCATCTTAGTTCCGTAAGCGATTTCTGCGCCAAAAGAAGGAGCAGTGCCATTAGGAAGATCGGTGTTAGATGCGCCACGGTTAGGTTCGCCAGAAATACCACCACCGATAGGAGCAGCTGCCTTAGCACCTGGATTCTCATCTCCATCCTCATCATGTTCATGAGGAGTGGTGGTTACACTGTTGACTTCCTGAGGTGCTGCCTGACCAATGGCAACTCCTGGTTGAATTGGAGCAGCATGTCCACTGGCACCTTCACCTGCTGATGCTTTCGCATTAACAGCAGTGTTGGATTGACCTGTGGCAGCAGCATCGCCAGGGAGCACAGCAGCAGTCACTGTAGGCATAGGATCTTGACCTGCCTCAGAAAGAACCGATGCGTGCTCACTGGCAAACTCCTCAAATTTTTCGTTAAGCATATCTGACATCTGAGTTTCCCCGTGTTCGTTGTTTATTTAATCTATTGTTTATTTATGAATTTAATTAATTAGAGCGCGGAAAGAAAACGCTCAAACGCTTTAAGTGATGCTTCTTCTAGTGCAATACGAGAAGAGTTATCGATTTCGGACTTGATCTCAGCAACTTGCTGTTCTCTAAGAATTCCGTTTGCCCAAACCCACTCTTTACCTTCCATGATTCCATTAACGAAAGCATCAGGTGCGGAAGGATCAGCAACGATATCTGCTGCAGTTGCAAGCATGAAGTCGTCCATGACATAGGATGCACTTTCCTGTCGGTCAATGCTACCCATTCCTCTAGAAGAAACGCCAAGTTTGACGCCTTCTCCTAAAAGAGATTTAGCGATGTTACCCATAGGAGTATCAAGGATTCTTGCCTTGCCCATGAAGTTTTTACCTTCTGCCTTCAATGATGTAATGCGGTGAGACACACGATCAAGGTTGACAGTAGGACCATCGGGGTGTCCAAGTTCTCCCAGAGCACGTCCTTTTGAAACATACTCTTCGTTATAACGACCTACTTCTTTTTCCAATACGGAGAAAGGATAGATGCGACCGTTACGGTTTTTGATCTCAGACTGCAGAAAAACACCTTCGATATAAAGGTGCTCCTTACCATCTTTTTCTTCGGTAAGAATCTGAATATCTTCGATGTTTTCTGTAATTAGTTTCATTCTTCTTCTTGTGTTGGTTCGTTAAACAAACTACTGGCAACTACTTTTTTGTAGTCATCAATTGCTTTAGATGCTTTACCAAACAAGAGATCATCAATCTTGTCTAGTGCATCTCCGCGTTTCTTATCTGATATAAGATTCACAATATCTACTACTTCAGAATCCATGGTAAAATGCGTTGGATCTAATTATTTATTAGATTAAGATTTCTCTTTCTTTGGAGCAGCTTCCAACTTCTTCATTTCTCTATCAGCAGCGGCATCGTTTTCCGCAGATTGTAACTCTGGTTGGAATGCTTTGTTCTGTTGCTCAAGGTCAGTAAGCATGTTGACTTGAACAGGATCAATAGCAAGTCCAGTTTCAATATCTTGTTTGATCTGCTTATCAATTTCCTTATATTCATTCTCAGTTTGCATGAGAATCTTACGGCGGATATATTCTGAAGAAAAATACTTGCCAACAAAAGGATCCATTTGAGTAACAAGAGTGATGCGTTGCATCTGCATCTCTTGTTCCTTCAATTCATTGAAGTGATTGTCAAACAGGAAGTCGTATTGGATGTGCTCTTCCATGTCTTCCCAATCTTCAGGAGTAATAATACCCTTGAGGATCAGTTGAGTTCTCAGCATGTCATGGAACAACATCGCAAAACGCTTGCGGAGACGACCAATGAACTTGGTAAACTTCAGTTCATCACGAAGAATCTCTGTAGACTTACCAAGGTTGAATGCCTTGTTATCGTCTGTCAGACGAGAAGGTGGCAGGTTTAGGGAGTTGTATAGTTTCTTTTTGAAATACTCAACGTCCTTAAGTTCGCCAAGGTTCTGACCACCAGGCAGAGTTGTGATCTCAGTGCCACGACCACCCTCTCTACGAGGCAACCAGAAATCTTCAAGCATACTCATATGCTTTTTGTCATCGCGGACTTCTCCAGTCTGACCATCGTAAACTAGTTTGTTACGATAGCGAGACATGACATCACGCAAGTATTGTTCTGCTTTTACCTTAGGTAGATTACCTACATCGATGTAGAAAATTCTACGCTCAGGTGCGCGTGATAATCTGTAGATAACAAGAGAATCTTCAATCATTCTAAGTTGATTGAGAGACTTGATTGCCTTGTGAAGGAAACTCAAGTTCATCTTTTTATTCAAATCCATCACACCAGAAGTTGACTGTGCAATGGCATCAGCAGCAATCTTGATACCTTCCTGGTTTGTCCAATCCATTGCTCCAGTAACGGATGGAGTTGAACCAGCAAAACCTTTAGGGTTGTAGATATAAAACTCAATATAATCGCCATAGTCATACTGCATTGCAGATCCCTTTTCCTGCTCAGTCTTATTGGGATCTGATCCTTTCAGTTTGTGTCTAACTTTTCTGACCTTGAGCGAATCCATGTAGCGTAACTCTAGGATTCCTTTTCTTGGATTGTCAAGGTCAATTACTTTATGATAATGACAACGACCATCAACATACCAATTACGAATAATTTCGTGCGCGTTGGTATTAAAATCCATCATGCGAAGAATTCTATTGAACTCATCACGGATTTTTTTCTTAACTCCAGCACCTACTTCTAGGTTTGCTAAGTCTACTTCGACGGGTTTGTCGTCACCATCATTGACAACAAACTCATTTACAATTTCATCGATAGCAGAATCACATTCTGGATGTAGTGACATATCACGATATCTACGAATGAGTTCATACTCATTTCGCGAATTTTGACCACCAGATGTATCAACATAGGTGCCAAAGTATCCACCAGCAACGGTGGATACAGATGCTTCATTGTTAGGAGGGACGGGGGACTGACCTTCCGCTCCCTCCTTCTTATTAATAATAAAACCAAATAGTTGACTCATCAGTCGTAAACAGATCTATTCCTAGAACTATTTATCAACCTTCAACTAGGCGAGAATCACCGATGCCAGACTTGACACCAGAAACTCCGTTCTGAGTATCTCCAGTAACTACATTCCAGTAAGAATACTGGAACTCAACTGTGAACTCTTCGATCTGATCATTGCTATCATAAGCAAGATCAATCTGGGAGACGTTAGTTGGGAATCCATAGTGGAGATTATACTGACGTAGAACCTCACCAGATTCAGAAGCATTCTTCTCAAGTTGCTTTACCTTGAGAAGTCTGGTATAACCACCATCAGTCTCACTTGGAATGAACAGGGGTGAATTGTTCGTATCGTGTGAGTTGATTTGTGCCAACCACTGCTCGAAGTATGCACGGATCTTCATTTCTTTGTCATTGACAAAGGTTGCGGTCCATGTATCGAAGGTGCGGTCACCAGCGATCTTAACAGTTCTGCCACGAAAGGGAACTTCGATTACACCCAGATTGGATGCAGGAAGTGCAGCAGACTTACAAAGCAAGTTGATCATGTCGGCATCGCCATCTGCTCCTGAAACTTCTCCAGGAAAAGCGATGTCAACCATGAACATATTAGGCTTGACGCCTTGTCCAATATCAGAAATAAAATTGCTTAATTTAGTTGCCATTGTTTTCTTTTAGCCTCGTTTGATGTTTATGATAGGAACCTTTGATCAGCGACCTACAACTTCACTGAAGGAAACTCCAGTTTTGGTTGCAGTAAATGTAACTGTGATGTAGTTGATCGAGCGGGTTGGTTTTACATAAACTTCAGCAACAAACTCGTTGCGATCAATAACGTCAGCGGTGTTGTTTGTCTCGTCACAGATAACGAGGTAGTCTGTAACACCTCTGCGTGCCTGAACCTCGGAGAGGTAGGAATTGAGTGCGCTAGAGAAACCAGCTCTTGTCGTTGCATCGTTCTGCTCGAAGAGAACGCCTTCTGCCAGTCTGCGTGCTCTCTTCTCAAGGTTAAGGAAGAGACGGCGAACGTTGATACGATCGAATGCAGAAGGTGCAGAGAGTGCAGTCTTGTCACCAAACAAGGTAATGCCTTGTCCTCTTAGACCAACAACAGGATTGATACGTGCTTGATACAGCTCGTCTCTATCTGCTTTGTTAGGATTGTATGCCATCTTAACTGCGTTAAGAATGCCACCACGGTTGAGACCAGCAGGTGAATACCAATCTTCCTGGAGATTAGAAGTCTGAACGCAAAGACCAGCAACGTCTCCGTTGGTTGGGATGTAGCGATAGACATCATTGAAGCGATCATAAACATACTTGTAACCGCTGTCGAAGACAGCATAAGAAGTAGAGGTCAGACCTGAGAAGAACGCCAGGGTGTTCTCTTTCTGTTGGGTGGAAGTTAGAGCGCCGCCAGAAGAAGCGATCTGGTTTCCTTTGTGTGGAGAAACGAATGCGACTGCATCCTTTCTTGATGCAGCAACTGAAATTACTTTAGTTGCTTTTGCTTTGGTATCAACTTCGCTTGCCATGGATCCACCCATGAGAACGAAATCGATATCGGTCTCTTCAGTATCAAGGAAGAGGTCCATTGCTTCGCCAAACTGACCAGATGTGTAACCTGATCCATCAGCACCAAATCCAAGTCTGTCGTTGAATCCACCGAACTGAACGAATGCGCCAGCAGTTGCAGTTGAAGCAGTTCCAAGAACAATTGTTCCGCCTAGGTTTGCATCTGTAGCAGGAGCAGCACCTTGGAAAATGAATCTTGACTGTTCGTTGATTACAGACTTGTAGTAGATGTTGCCACCTTCTTCGTCTTTGGCATCAGTTAGTTTTGAAAGATATGTAAATCTTTCTACCAATGTTCCTTGAACTCTATCGATAACAGCAAAGTGAACTGCATCGCCAGAGAATCCATTGTCCAGTCCAAACTGAGTTGAAGCAGGGCGAGGTCCGATTGCCGATAGTGAAACACCTTCAACTGAAGTGTTCAGATACCAGTCTTTAGCAGCAGAAACTGCTACGGTTGCGCCACCGTCAGTTAGAACGCTTGCGCTTGTGATAGCACCGTCTGCTTTAACAACTAGTGCAGTCCAGTCGCCACTGATTACAGTTGCGGTTACTGCACCGAATGCTAGGGAATCTCCTGCATTCAATGTTACGTTAGCAGGATCGGATGCTAGAGTTACGATGTAATCAGCACCTGCGTCAACTAGAACTCCTACGAGTGAGTTGCCGTGAGTTCCTGCAGATCTTGCAGCAAAAACTTCAGCACTTCCCGTTCCGCCCATCCAGTCTTCTTCGTTCTTGATCAGAACGCCAGCAGCACCAGTCACTGCATTGAGTGCTCCACTACTTTCTGTGCGAACAACAGCGAGTCTACCGCCATAGTTCATGAACTCGGATGCAACCATCCAGTCCTCAGCATAAGATCCTGGTTCGCCGAATGTATCGACCAGTTCTTTTTGAGTATTAATGTTAACAATTTCGCCGATTGGTCCCTTAGCAAAAGATGAGGCGTGTGCAGCTCTAATAGCCAACGCACCTGTCACGACAGCATTAGTAAGGTCACGCTCCTTGATTAAAATTCCAGGCGAGACTTGACTTGCCATGTTTTTCTCCTTGGTATGTCCAAATTTAATCTAAAATTATTTATTATTTTGAACTCTTTGAGTGGGGAAACAATGCATGAACACACTACCAGTCTGGATATACATCTTTTATAGGTCTACCTTTTTGTCTTGTCTTCAGCACACGTTCTATCGTGCAATCTTTACATTCATATGAGTATGATGAAGGAAGATCTCCCCTGACTCTTCTTATCAAATAGTAGTCATCTAACAAACTTTTAGTTTTATCGCATGTCCTACATTTTCTTTCCTTCAGAAGCAAATGATCTAATCTAAACTGATCGTCTAAGTTCATCGGTAGTCCCACATGTATGAAACATCTTCTTGTGTATCGCCATATTGCCAGACAGTTCCATCATCTACAAATCCTTCGTCACCTTCTAGACCTGTAGTGATAAATCCAAATGGTGACATATCCTGTTCAATCTGATTCTTTTGTTCTTGGTAGATACGTTGACGAACATCATTGTCTGTTAGTTCTTTAAAGTAATCTTGCTGAACTAACCAAGCAAAGATTACCATACACATTACCAAGTCATCATGGAATCCTTCATCAGCTTCAAAGGATTGTTTCTTCTGAATGAACGTGGTAAGTTCTGATATAATTTCGTAGTCATTGAAGATAAGTTTGTCATCTTCAATAATCTGTTTGAGGTTTGCACAACCAACCTTCTTAACTGTCACACTCATCTTGACACCAAGTTGTGTCTTGTTACCTGAGAATCCCTGACCAACAATTTGACCAGCACGTCCTCTCATAGCACACATAAGAACGTTAGGATATTCTAGATCATAGTTTAGAATAGATGCTACACCATCTCCAACATCATTAACTTCACATAATACCCACGCATTATTATATGCTCTGGCAACGTCATTAATAACGTTAGGGAACAGCATAGGTTTGATTTCATTATTTCTATACTTTCCTACAATCTTGTATGGCACTGTAGTAATATCATACACAATAAAAGCAGAGTAGTCTCCACCAATGCCACGACTTACGTCAACTGTCAGCAAGTATTCATTTTTTTCTTTTGGTTTCTCGTAAATATCGAGACCCTTGTTTCTAGTAATAGGTTCGTCAAATGCTAATGCTTTCAACTTAGCAGCAGAGATCAACGTATCAACAGATCCCAGAAACTCGCACTCAAATTCTTGCGTGAACTGACGTTGGGATGTGTTCTTAATAGTTTCTTCTTTCCACTTAGCGTCCCTTCCAGGAACCTGCGACCAGTGGACTTCATGATATGTGTAATCGTTTCTGCCATTAACAGCATCCTGCCACATCTTATAGAAGTGGTTCATACCCTGTGGGGTAGAAATGATAATTACTTTTGTTGATTTACCAGAAGTGATAGTAGGATAAACAGAGGCAAAGAACGAGTCAGCAATGTGATTTGGGACGAAAGCGAACTCGTCGAGAAAGATGATGTTAAACGACATGCCTCGGACAGCAGATGCAGATGTAGAAGCTGCCAATATTTTACTGCCATTCTCTAACTCAATGTTACCTTTGTTCCATACTACCACGCCCTGCTGAATCCACTTAGGTAGATTCTCATATGCTGTAGCTAATCTTGCTAAAAGATCTCGCGCTGTTGATGCTTTGTTTGCTAGAATACCTACGTTAACACTATCGTTAAAAATGAGATAGTGTAAAAGATAAGACACAACAGTAGTAGACTTACCAGTCTGTCGTGGTAGTTTTGCAATGTTGAATCTGCTTTTATGAAACTTCCTAATCAACTCTTCTTGGAAGTCCCACATTTTAAATGGCACCAGACCTTCATCGAGTGAAACGATCTGGACATAAGTCTTAGTGAAATATATCGGATCGTTCTTGCACTTGATAAATTCTTTAACCTGTTCAGGTGTAAAGTCAATCTTGACGTTTGCTTTTTTTAGTAGCGGATTGCCAAGATAAATCTGATCGGTTGCCATAAAAAACTAGTTCACCACTACTATTTATAGGTCTCCAAATTGATCGCGCAGATCTTCCATTGTTTTTTTCTTTTGTGCATAAGCACCATCAATGAAACCAGAACGATATTCCCAAGTAGTTCCGCCTTCCTTTCCTTTTGATGGGTTGATACATTCCTCGTTGCCTAGTTTATTACAGACAAGACCAGCGAGGTCTAGTTCACTCTTGTCGTATGATGCGGCAGTGCCTCTAAACACATGCTTGCCGTTAATCCAAGTAGCACCACATTTAGGACATTCTTTTCTCTCAAGTTTGAGACTAGACAGTTCCTTATCGTTGGTCATCTTTCAGTTCCTTTATGAGTTTGTTGTAGTCTGGTAAGTCCTTTATTAGTTGTTGTTCTAATTTACGTCTCATCATAAACATTCTAAATTTGATCCACTGATATCTGATCACCAGATCAGTATAAGCAAATAAGCGAATAGTTTCTTCTATGCCAGCATACGCTACCATGAGAATAATGAGAGTGACGATTACATATATGCCAAGCATGATAATATTCCACTACAAACATTATAGTGTATGTAGTGGAACAAATTGTATCAGTCAGCTACGTTTTATGTTCTTATCTTGAAATGCTTTCTTACCAGCAACTACTTTAGACCACGGAGCATACAGTGGTCCATCGTAATCTTTTTTGATTGGTTTCTTTTCAGTCATGATTAACAATTCCAAGCTCTCAATGATTTTGACAGGCGATCATCACCTGTGTTATTAGATTTTTTCTGCCTCTTTCTCATGCCCTTCATTCGAGCACAGAATGATTTCCTACGGGGGTTTCCAACCTTTTTGCTTGGTGCTTTGAGGTCAGATCCTGGATTTTCCTTTTCGTAAGACTTTCGTCCTTTTTCGTTGAGTCCGCCTGACTTTTTCTTTCCTGACTTTTTGGTCCAGGCTGCTGCTTCGTTGATGTCAATACGTAGTTGTTTAAAGGACTTCATATTTATTCAGACTCTTCTTGTTTATTTATTTGCTTGAGCATTTTCTGTAGGTCTGCTGTGCTACCAACAAATAAATTGTTTGTGGTCTTACTATTAATAGAATTTTTTGTGGGTGCTTCGAGATCCTTCATCTTCTTTTGTAGATCTATAAGTTTATCAGAAGCATCTGCAACCTGCTTCATAGCGTTCACAGCGACTTCATACGCTCTAGGGTGCCCTGACTCCTGAGCAACCTCTAACGCCCCGTCTAGCGCCTCCTGTCCCTTGCTCAGCAAATTATAGAGTTGACCACGAGTAAACTCATAGTCTTTTGTCTGATCATCCTTATCTGCTTCTCTGGGGGGTTTAGGTTTTGATGATTCAATATCAGTAGATTCAACTTCGATATCAAACATATCTTCCATATTATTTTCAAACTTGCTCATAGTATTTCAATCCCTTCATTAAATCCAAAGTCATCTGATGCTACAACTAATTGATCATCTTGATAATCTATAGTGCCATCAGTGTTATAGTCTTGTAATGCTTTAGGTGTGTATGTAACTTTAGTAGTTCTTTGTGGAACAGTAGCGTTAATCCCTTCGTAAACAATTGCTTTGTTGATAACACTTGCTTGATCATAAGGACCATAGATGTAAGACTTAGCAGTAAATGATAACTCCCATGTAATATATCTACGCTCAATAAAACTATCATCCCATGCATCATCATACTGAACATTGTTTAATGTAATAGCAACATCTCTTTTCTCATCCATGTCTGGAATCATATTGAGAGTGATATTAAACGATGGTTGAAAGTATGGTAGAATCTGTTCTAAAATTTGTAGACCATCATCTTGATTTTTGGCGATAATACCAAGTTGAAATTCAAGAGTATATGGAACAGGAACATACTGTTCTGCTACTTCATTACCATCTTCAATTTGAACCTTTCTATATTTTTGAATCGGAGATGTTTTACGAGTGGGATCATATTGAATACCAGTCATCTCAAAGTAGAGACGTGGTAATGTAATAGCAATCTTTCTTCCAACATCTGGGTTCTGTTCTAGACGAGTCAAGAACTTTGCCTTTGGACCATATGCCAAAGGAACTTTCTCTTCTTCTAATACAGAGTTATCAGAAGGATCAATTTTTTTGAGAGTAATATTATTGAACAGGGTTCCAAATCCAACAATATTTTTACGAATAATTTCGTTATAAAAATGTGATCCAAACATTAGATACTACCAGTAAAATTTCCAGACTCACCAAATGGATTACCTTCTGTCCAATCAATGATGTTATCAGCGGCATCTTCGATCTCTCGATTTTGATCATACTCGCTGTTCGTATTATTTAGAGTATCGAAGGTTCCTACTACCCAGACAGCACTACTACTATTTCCAGTAATAGCTTCTCCTGTGGCAAAAGTTCCTGTTCTATTAATTACTTGCATAACTCTAGTTGCACTATCCCAAGACTTCACTTCTGCTTCTGTTCCAGTAGTGCTACCTGTGACAGTTTCTCCATCAGTAAACTCCCCTGTTCCACCAACAGAAAGAGTGAGAGCAATGGCACTACTAAACAGACTTTCAAGAGCATCGATCTCTTCAACACCTGTAGAGATGTCATCACTGCCATATTCATAGATTTCAGCAGTCATGGTGTAGAAGTAGATCTTACCTAACTGATAGAATGGATCTTCTCTTTCTACAAACTTGATCTCGTAAATATCTTCTGTAAGTGGGAAGTAAAGTAGATCACCCTCGTTAGGACGACCAGGGACAGTTAAAGTATAACCATCTGCTGCTTCTTCCCATCTACGTTGAGACACAACAAAGCGAACCTCGTCGGTAATACGAAGTCCAAACTTGCTGATGAATTCTGATGGTGACCCAAAACCTTCTACGTTCTGTAGAAGCATCTCTATTTGAAATTGACTCTCAAACTTATTATAGATGATATCGTCTAGGACGCCATCTGTAATGATAGTTCTTGGTAGGTAGTAGATATCTGTGCCGAACAGTTTGATCTGTTCATCCACAAGATCCTGAACGAGACCTTGCTCGCCAGATGTGCCACCGTAATAACTTGGGAAATAAGGACTAGTAGGCATCTTATCCGATCATATCCATGGGTGGGAGTGAGTAATCTGTCATCATTTTTGACTCCAGTTCTTTCACTTCATTGTTGCCGTCTTCCCAGATCTGGCGACCATTAAGGGTAACACCACCAGGAAGTTGAACTGCGTTATACTTAATTAAGTTCTGTCCCCACTGTCTCTTCATTAAGGCAGTGGTATATCTCTTAACAAAACTATCATTATAAACTTGAGTAAAATCGTCTGGATTTAAATAACGATAACAATCAATAAGTAGATACTGATCTTCTACAATTCTTGTTGCATCTATATCAAGATACAAACGATCTTGTCTTTTATTAAATCTATACTCAACAAACGCACCTGTATTGATAACCATATCAATGGTTTCAAAATGCTGCTTGATCATGTAATAGTTGGTAAGATCAAAGTTGCCAAAAGCAAAACCAGAACCTGAAGAGAATGAAAACAGGTCCATCAAATAGTATTGATTACTCATACCAAACAAGTTGTTCCTCATAAAGTTTGAGGAAACACCAAATACTTTGGCAATACCAATTACTGCATCAGGAACTTCAATATAGTTATTTCTATTTTCCCAAGCATCTGAGTTTGGTGAAGTAGTATCTTCATCAGATTCTGTGAAACGGGTAACATCATCCGAAGTAAATTTGTGCTTCAGATACATCCTTTCCACACCATCAAAATGATACTCATGATAGTATTGCATTGATTGATCAATAATATCATCTGCTTGTTCGTCTGCAATATTAATTTGCAGCACTGGAGCTCCCAGTTGACGCTTACAGAAATCAATCAATTCTGATTTACTTGATGGTGAAGCCATGCACCTAGATACAAAAAGTCCCTACCTGTATTTATCAGGCAGGGATTTAGAGTTATTCTGCTGGTTCTTCTGCAGGTGATTCTTCTTCTGGAGGATTCAACATAAGCAAGGTTTCGAGACCTCCCTCTAGCTTCAATTTATATTCCTCTGCCTTCTTTAGGTTTTCTTTAAGTTCACCAATTTGCTTTAGAGTTTGAGCAAGTTGATCGTCAAAATTCTTTTTAAGTTGTTCAGTGTCCATTTTTATGCCTCATAATTGATTAATGATTCTAGTCCTAAGCACTCGACTCTAACTACGTTTAGAGTTTCAAGTGCCGCTTCTAACTTATGCACCATGATCTGTAGATCATGATGTTCTGTTAGATCAATTCGCGTAGAGATTTCTGTTTGTTTTTCAATCTCTTCTCTCTTATTTATTAGAGCTACTCTAGCATCAGCAAGTCGCTCCGAGAAACTATCCCAAACTTCATCAAAAGTTTTAAGATCTTTTTTCTCTTCAGTTTCTGTAGACATTAATAACCTCGTATCATTTCATCTTTAACTTTTTGATCTGTAAATTGGTAGTTGGAACCCAAGCATGGTCTAGTATCATACTTGTAGTCTGCCAATGAACCATCAGCATCAACGTATTGAAGAAAACAATGAATATGTTCCTTTCCCTGATATTTATCTCTCCAATGAAAATACTTTCTTCCAGGGAATATTAGTATATCCCCTACCTCTAAATCTATATGATGTAGAGTATCACCATCATCTATGGTAATAGGATATGGAGATTCTTTATATAAACAGCAAGTAACAACATGTTCAGAACTTTTTCTATCTAGATGTTTTTTGAGTTCACTACCTTCCTGGTAGATTCTAGCATAACTATATGTTGGATGTAAATTTAATCCTATTTTTTCTTCAACAAATTGTTTTAGATTGATCATCAATGCTTCACACCCAGGTGGAGAATACCAATTAAAAGTATCATCTACATGTCCACTACGATCCTCAAAAATATCTGATGCCTTCACAAAAATTCTGATCTCAGACAGTAGGAGAGACACCACATCTTTATGAAGATGATTTTTAACTAAGTGAACATCATTTGGTAACGTCATACATCTGTCTGTCAATAGGTCTAGCGTTGGTATACTTTTTAGATGCAGCAGGTATACTCAAAGATAATCTTTTGCCGCTTGGTCTTGCTTTGTGAAATCTTCTGGGTGGAATGTATAACATATCTCCAGGAGTTAGCGTAACTTCAATCTCTGGTTCTAAATTTAGTGATCTAAACGAGTTGATATATTCTTGGGGATACATATCAGACGCAGTGTTCTTATATATTGTCCAAGCAGTATCACCATCTAGTTGGATAATAAAGTTGGAAGGTATATCTACATGTGGATGAAATGAATTTGCCTCCCCACTAATACCACCATATAAGTGTGCATCACATATCAAATCAAATCTGTCTTCTAACAATGCAAGTATATAATTGACAGGTTCATTTAGATAAAAACATTGTGATATAGAAAAACAGTTTCCTTCTGCAATCTGCTTTGTAATCTCAACTTTACTTTGTAAAATTTTACTAGACCAAAAGTATTTCAGTGCAGGAATATCTACACGATCACCATTGCTATCAATAATGTCTACTACTCCTTGATTGAAGTTGATTACAGTATTGACATCATTCCATGTAGCTACTGGTTCAGAAAAAACATTCTTTCCATGAAGAGGTTTTTCATCGAACAAACATTCTGAATGTATTTTTTCTAAAAATTTATGAAAGTTGGTAACGTCTATCATGAAAATTAAATGTTAATACTAATCTTGATTCATACTCAGTAGGACTAGAACTTGCATGAAAATGATCGCCATCAAAAATTAACAATTTATTTCTGCTAGGATTTACTCTAGTCTTAACAGTAAATTTTGCTGGCCATGATGAAGGAGCAGGTTTTAGTTTCTCGTTAAAAATAAAAGTATCTCCATCCGTATCATTAACATAATACAAACAAGTTAAAGTTTTACCAGTAACAACTATGTTATCATGATCAACATGTGGTTGATTATGATCTAGAGAAGCATATCTTTTATTAACAGGACTTAATGGAAGATTAAATCCACACCTCACTCTAAACAATTCCCAATCATGACCTTCTGGATTTTCTGGTAGTTGATCTTTAACCAGTTCTACTAGATGAGTAAAGTATGATAAAGTAGAACTTCTAGATTCATACTCCATGAAACAAGTATGATGAAATCCATACTGTTTATAATCTATAGGATATGAATTAAAATGCGTGGGACTATTTGTAATGTTATCGGCATAATACCAAGGGAACTCTCCATGGAATAAAATATTTTCGTAATGGCGATTTAGTCTGTCGGATAAAAAATTATTAATTTCAATCATATTTTTACATTTAATGCTATAGAGATTCGGTCGCTATCTGACTCGTTCACGCCAACAGAATGAGAAATCCAAGATGGAAAAATAATAACTTGATTTTCTTTTGATTGATACTGCCATCTAGAACTGTTAAAAGTATTCCTACCGTCAGGAACAAAATTACTTAAGATATATTCTTGAAGAGAACCTCTATCAAAAAATATACTTCCGCTATCATTTGATGCCTTTACGTAAAATACAACTGCAAGAAAACAATTATTCCCATGAATATGTGGTTTGTTAAAAGATCCTGGAGGATTGATATTAACCCATGCGTTGTCTATGACTGGAATATTTGGGACTTCCAGTGTTTGAAAACATACCTTTAGTAGTTTCCTAATATTATTTATTAGAGGTTCGATAGGAGTATTATCAAACTCAAATATATCAGAAGACTGCCAACCTCCATGATTTGATATGACTCTGCCAGAATCTTTTTCCTGAAGATTATATGCATATCTTTCAAGACTTGGTAAGTCTAGATTTAATTGCTCTGACCATATAGGTGTAGAAAATACTGGTTCAAGATACATGATCAATAAAGCAACAGAACGTATGAGACCATCTGAAATTAGTGTCTGGGGTGATGAAAGGATCGTGTGCCGTATTACTACGGTATAAAGTCATGGTTCCAGTTTTAGCAGGAGCAAAATCAATCTCTTCAAACTCCCAGTAATCTGTGTCTTCAAAATTAAACCATTCATTTGCTCTGTCATCATCAGCATATGAAATCCATTTTTGATGTTGAGGAAGTTCTGTGTTGTAATGAAATTCCATTTGAGTAACGCTTACATCTCTTTTGTAACGATATAGTTTAGTTCCTGTAGATTGTCCGCCATCAAACCATAAGTTTCCTACAATTCCTTTCGGCCAATCCATATGAGGAATTCTCCATCTCTTTAATGGTTTGCAATAATTTCTATCAAAAATATTACCCCACTCTTCGTAGTGATAATTATAAAAATTACTACCACATTCTACTACAAAAAAATCCCTAAGCAATTGACAAACACCAGTTGTTGCCCAAGTAGGTAAATGAATAGTAGCAAAAGGATTGTTCTCTTTAAATACTTTTTCTGAATTAGTTCTCCATACTGGAGATTGCGCTACGAAGTCTCTAAACCTATCCAACCCATCTTCATAAAATGGAGACTCCGCAATCCAGTAGTTGTCCTTTCTTTCATACTCCCAATCTTTCAATGACTTTACTTTAATAAAATCATTAAAGTATACTGAACTAGGACTCCATAAAGTAAAGTCATCTAATGAAGTTTTCTGTGCCAGCATAATTTCCTCTGCAGTTAAATGATATAGCAATACGTGGTTCGTCTAATACGTTTGGATCAACTCTATGTCTCAACCAAGAAGGAAAAATTAATAGATCATATGATTCAGTCTCTAGTGGTGTAGAAATTTCTTCAATGCCTTTCATGTCTCTGTATGGTTGACATCTTAATAAAGAATCGAGTGGATTTGCAAATTTAATATTTTCTTCTTCCTTTTGCTTCTTGTAGTAAAAGACTCCAGAAATATGATTGAGTCCGTCATAACCATCAACATGTGAGTGGACATCAGTAGACTCTCCTTTCATATGAAGATTCGCCCACGAACTAGTTATTGTAGGAACTAAAGCATGGTGGTATTTTAATACCTCCCACCAATAAGTATTCAATGGTTCTATCATTTTATCAAACAACCATTTAAATTCTGGTCTTGTATGTAAGTCTACATCATAGTATCCTGTTGATTTTCCAGACTCACCTGGCCACACATTCTTATCTAACTTATCAAATATATTTGCAAAAAATTCATCGCAAGTATTTTTTTCTGATTCAGTAGGACGAATTGATCTTTTGTAAATTGGTGTTGGGAATAAATTAATTTCCATAATACTTTTTCATAATTTTAGAAATTCTCAACATTTTTTCTGTCCCTGTAGATTCTTCCATGTAAGTATGAATACCTGCATAATAGATCTCATCTTCCATCTGATGATCATAATGGGTGGCATCATAACATTCAATTTCAGCAGTCAATGCTTTTCTTGAAATAGGAATATATTGACATAGAGGAGTGCCTGCTTTAATAACAATATCTCCTTCCATAACATGCCAATACAACTGGACGTTTACCTCATATGCAGTTTTTGGATCTAGGATACCCTGAACTGCTGAGAAACGATCTTCCTGTGTGAATGGAACAGGAGTTACCATGAAAACAATATCATCATCTGGACAGATGAGTCTCCATGGAGTATTAACTTTGACTACAGTCTTTACTGTTTTTTCTCTTAGAGCAGGACTTAGTAACCAATCAGTAATTTCTTTTTCATGTGTTACGATATAAGTGTAACGTTGGTGAATATCTCTTGCTGTTGGTAGTAGTGTTTCTCCATCGCCATTCGTATGAATCTTAAAATCAGCTGGTGCCCTCAGGATATATCCTGACCCCATTGTTGCTTTTACAGCAGGACATTTTGCAATAGAACCTATAAGAGGTGCTACCAGACTATTAACAGGACACTTTGATTTTCTTTCTTTATAATCTGCTTTTTCTTCACTAAGCCATTCTCTTTTATATTTTGTTGATGGAGTGATTGGATATAAAGTGCTCACTCCAGGAACAGTTGAAATAAATTTAATCTTAGAAGTTGTATTCTTTCGGTGTGTATTTTCTCTCTGTTGAAATATATTCAAAGTAGACATTATTTTGGAGAAATTCATAAGTAGACTGCATATTAACAATTTGGCGCATCACATAGTCTCTTGTTTGTCTAGATACTACCATACCCTTATTTATTCTAGATGCGTCAGCGTATTGTTTGGTGAGTCTGAAGTTAGTTTCGGATGCTCCAACATGACTATACCCCATCCCTCCTGCAATATAATTTAATCCTTGTAGGTCTTCACTGACATTAGCTACATTTACTGCATGTAAATATTCCTTATACAATCTTGGAGATGTCAATGTAATGTCAGTAGGATCATCATTGTAATACAAAGGAGTGTTATGAATTTGATCTTTCCAATATTGACTATCTTCTCTCTGTGACAGGGAATAATGGAACTGAATAAATGACTTGAAGCATTCGATGATATGATCTGCAGCATAGTTATATCCATCGACATCAACCTTTGAGACAAACCCAGAACGTCTCTCAAGGGTGTTAACTAGCATAATAGCATTTTCATGCGTAGTGAAAAGTCCTGTAGATTCTAGAGGTTCTAAGAACCCATAGGAGAGTCCAATACCAACTACGTTCTTAACCCATGCTCTTTTTCTTTTTCCATGACGAATATCAATTTCAAAAAATTCTGCTTCTTCTGCTCTCTTTGGATCTAGAGTCTTGGCAAGGTGTGCTCTAAATTCTGTCTCTGCATCTTCTCTACTAATATATTTGCTGGAGTATACATATCCAGTTCCTCTTCTATGCCACAAAGGAATATCCCAAACCCAACCAGCAGATAAAGCATGGCAGTCTGTTACATTATGAATTTCTTTTTTCTTATCTGCATATGGAATTTTTGTAGCAATTGCTTTGTCATTAGGAAGAACATCACTAAAACTTACAAACTCGGAACCCATAGTCTGCTCTAGAAGAAGAGATTTGAATCCAGTGCAATCAATGAATAGATCTGCAGTAATTTTGGATTTATCTTTTTTCAATACTAATGATTCAATACCATCATCATTGACATTAATATCTTCAACTGAATCTCTAATTACCGTGACACCTTCTGGTTCGCAGATATTAATCTTTAACCATTCCCCAAAACGAGCAGCGTCAAAATGATATGATGTGTCATAATTGAAATCAAAATTCCTGATAACCCTAGAATCAGAAGTCATCTTATTATTGTCTGCTAGGTATGATATAGGATTATAGAAGTTAGCATATGGAACTTCAAATTCAGGATGTTTTGCTTTGATATAAGCATAGTCTTGAAGACTAATATCATTACTATAATCCATTTGTCCAAATGGATATTGGAATCTATCTCCAATGTTTGTAAAATCTGTAAACTGAATTGATACTTTATACGTTGCAGCACAGTATGGCATCCACTCCTTCTCTCTATCGAGGATGCCAATCATCTTCATGTATCTGTTAATATGTCCTAGCGTTGATTCCCCAACACCTACCGTAGGAATATCTTCAGGTTCAATCACTGTTAGATCAATGTGGGGCAACTGCTTAGCCAACAGTGCTGCAGTCATCCATCCAGACGAACCACCACCAACAATGACAATCTTTTCAACTTGCATAATATTCGTGAGCAAACGGGAATGTATTAACTAAACTTTCGTAATGTTTGTAGTTATCTATAGATATATATGAACGTTTGTTAATGACGTTTTCTGTCTCTAGAAGTCTTAAAGTTACGTGATTGAATGGATTGTATCCGTGTCCTGCCATGATAAAAGATTCACCACTATAGTTAGTATAAGTAAATTTTTCATATTCTAGTTTGTTCAATGGCGTAGTTGCCTTTCTAGTTTTATACAAATATTCTTCATGAAGATCTCCATGTCCATCATACTGTTCTGTCATATACTTCCAGTATGGAGAGTCAGTTCTAGTTGATAAAGCATAGTGATAATATACAAAGTAAGCAAAAGTTTTAAACTCCTTGGTAACAGTGAAGTTGAATGCATTAATATCTAATGCTCTTACTGCATTGTCTCCAATTATTTGAGAAGCATAGATCAACCATTCATGGACACTAAGCAATCCATTTGATTCTAAGGGTTCAATGAATCCACCAGACAATCCAATTGCAAGGACATTTTTGTTCCAGGGTTTCTTTGAGACTCCCGTCTTGAATTTGATGTTTCTATATTCACATAGAGTTTGTTCGGGATATCCAAGGTGCTCTTTAAATTCTTCTAGAGCGTCCTCATCACTAATGAACTTCGATGAATAGTTGTATCCTGTTCCTATTCTATTTCTCAATGGGACATTCCACACCCAACCATTGTTCAATGCAGTGCAGTTAGTATAAGTCCTCATCTGAGACTTTTTATCTGTGTATGGAAGTCTTACAGTCCATGCACTATCATTAGGTAGCATATCATCAAAGGTCTCCCAGGGAGTCTTCATGATATCATTGATCAAGTAAGATCTAAATCCTGTGCAATCAATGAATAGATCTGCTTTCAACGTTGAATCATTGTTGAGATGTAAACTCTCTATGTTGCCAGACTCATCTAGGTCGGCATTAATAACATCTGCTTCAATGTGCTCTACATTCTGACATAGATTATTCTTTAACCAAGTTGCAAACTTAGTAGCATCGAAGTGGAAACCTGTATCTCTCTTCAGAACAAATCTATCAAAGTCTTGGGTTGGTATTCTACCCTCATTAACTGCTTTCATTTGTGGAGCATACCAATCAGCATAATCACTCACAGACAATCCTGGAGTAATTGCTTTGTGTATGAACCACGCAGTCGGATTTTTCCTTGTGTCTTGTGTTGTAAATGGATAGTGAAAAGGATCTTCTTCGTTGAAGTTTTCAAACCTTACACTAAATTTATATGTGGCATCACATTCTTCCATCCATGAATCATCAAGATCAATAAAGTTCAACCACTTTCTAAAAAACTGAGTGGTAGATTCACCAACACCGATGGTAGCAATAGATGGAGACTCGACAAGAGTAATTCGTTTATCAGGAAAAACTCTTGAGAAAGTTGCCGCAGACATCCATCCAGCAGTGCCACCACCGACAATGCATATTGAATTGACTTTCATAATATAGAGATGTTATCAGTTGTCGTTAGGGAATTCGGGGGGAATCAAATCAGAATTGGGTAGATAGTTCCACGAAGGATCTTCGGTTCCATGAATTTTTATTCTAACTTTTCCTTCAAAGTTAGATGCGTTTGCTTCGTATGAACGCTGTGATTCGATTTCTGCCTTTACTCTATCTACATTGGCAACCCATTCTCCATCAGACAAATGTCCTGATTTAATATCTTTAAAGAGTA